ATTACTTAGAAAACACTTGGTCTATAGGTTCTTTAGATAGAGGTTGTTGGATTGACCAAGGTGCGTTTGATTATCCTATTGCTGGTGATTCAAATGGTTTTATTTACGAACACGAATCAACCACATTATCTAATTCACCAAACTTAAATAGTGATGCACCATTTTGTACAAGCGGTCCAATAGAATTAGGTAACGGCGATAACTATGTGCAATGTAACCAAATTATTCCAGATGAAGAAGCAAACACATTACCAGGTGTAACCATAAGTTTTAAAGGTAAGTTTACCCCATTAGGTAGCGAAACAGACTTTGGTAGTTTTACCTTTGAGAATGATGGGTATACCGATGCTAGGTTTACAGCAAGACAAGTACAAATGACTGTAACAGGTAGCACAACACAAGATTTCCAAGTTGGTAATATTAGACTTAATTTAAGAAACAGAGGTAGAAGGTAATGGATCTATCCTCACAAAGACAATATATACAGCGTGCAATTAATGTTAAATATGCTTTTGCAGCTACAACACAACAAACCATCTATACTGCACCAACTGGTGATGATTTTACTTTTGCTATTATAAAAGGTTTTTTAGCTTGCGATCATGGTAATCAGCAAACCGATTTAGATGTATCTATAACTGATACAGGCTCTAATGAGTTTTTTATTTATAAACAACATAATATAGCAGCACACGCTACTGAAGAATTGCAAACCAATTCAGGCATAGTTATACAACAAGGCGAAATATTAAAAGCACAAGTAAACCATGCAAACATACATTTAGTTTTAAGCATTATAGAATATGGTAAAGGCGACTAATACAGTAGTTGAATTACACCCAAAGGAACAAAGAGAACCTTGGGAGATTGAATGGGAAAGGTGTAAGCCTTATATAGCAAAAGCTGTAAAACATCAAGATTCCTATACAATCGATGATATAGAGGATAAAATAAGGAATGGAATATTCCATTTATGGCCAGGCAAAAAGTCTGCATACATAACAGAATTTGTAATATATCCACAGGTGAAAGCCATGAACCTTTTATTTTGTGGTGGTAATTACGAAGAACTAGAAGAAATGCTGCCTCATATAGAGGAGTTCGCTAAGAAAGCTGGCATCAAAAGGCTTTACGGCGGTGGCAGAAAAGGATGGATTAGAAAGATAAAACATCTAGGATTTGAAACAGAATATTTAATTAGAAAAGACTTATGAGTAAAGGAAAAACCACAACAGTACAAGAAGCAAGTTTACCAGCGTTTCAAGAGCAACAGTTCAAAGAACTTTTTGGCGCAGCTAGAGGTGTTGCACAACAACCATTTTTACCCTATACAGGCCCTATGGTCGCTGGTTTCTCACCAGACCAATTACGACAGTTTCAAGCTACCAGAGGTATGTTTGAATCTGGTATGGGTTATGACCCAACACAAGCCTTACAAGGTATGGCACAAGATCAATTTAAGCCTACCATACAACCTGTCACTGGTTTTGAAGCACCAACCATAGAAGCAACACAAGCTCCAGGCGCAGCTCAAATAGGTCCAGTATCTACACCGCAGTTCAGAGGTTTACTAAGCCAAGACATAGGCGCTTATCAATCTCCATATCAACAACAAGTTATAGACCTGGCAATGGGCGACATACAGCGACAGGCTGATATAGCAAGAACTGGCGCACAAGAAAGAGCAATCAGAGCAGGTGCTTTCGGCGGTTCAAGATCTGCAATAATAGAATCTGAATCACAAAGACCTTACGCAGAGCAAATGGCTAGAACTTCTGCTGATTTGAGACAAAGAGGTTATGAGCAGGCGCAAGCGGCAGCGCAGTCTGACTTAGCAAGACAACAACAGTTAGGTATGTTTGGCTCAGAGCAACAGCAACAGCGTGCATTACAACAAGCACAACTTGGTCAACAAGCAGGTATCTTTGGCGCAGAGCTTGGACAACAAAGACGTATGCAACAAGCACAATTACAGCAACAAAGACAGATGGGTGGCTTAGACATTGCTGGCAGAGCAGCTTTAGCACAACCATCACTAGAGATGCAGGCAAGACAACAAAGAGCAGGCTTGCTAGGTGGCTTACAAGGACAGCAAATACAACAATTAGGATTGCTAGGAGGCGCAGGTGCGCAGCAGCAGGCGCTACAGCAAAGAGCAATCGATGCACAAAGAGGCGAGTTCCAAAGAGCGCTTGGTTATCCACAACAACAAATTGGTTTATTACAAGCTGGCATGGGTACACCATTAGTAACTACAACACAAACTGGTAAACAAGGCACAGGTCTTGGAGATGTGCTAGGTGGCGCAGCTGGACTATTTGGTTCATTGGCTCTGGGTGGTGCTTTTGGAGAAGGCGGATTTTTTACTTAGGAAATTAATATGATTTTTAAAAAACCACAAACACCATTAACGCCAGAACAACAGTTGCAAAGACAACAACAAATTGGTTTGGCTTTAAGCGCTTTATCAGATGTTTTTGGAAAAAGAGATCCTATAGCTGGTACTATGCAAAGACAGGCTATGTTGCAACAACAAAAAATATCTGAGCAAGAAAAAGAAAAAAATGAAAGAATAAAAAATTCTGCCGCACAACATTTAAAAAATTTAGGCGCTAATGAAAGTCAAATTGCATTGGCAAAAGATGATGTGGATTTCTCAAGAGATGTTTTGTCGCAACAATATAAAAACACGAAAGAAACTGCTCTTATTGAAAATACAAATTATATATCTGATTTAAGAGATAAGCTTGCCCTAGAAACAGATCCATTTAAAAAGGAACAAATACAACAACAAATAGATGATATGAAGGGTTTGGGAGGAATGTTAAGATATGATCCTACCCTTCAATATGAGATAGAGCAAAGTAGAAGGGCAGCACAACAAGGATTAGATCTTGGTGAAAAACCCATGGGTGCTGGTGAGTTAAAAACAGATGAATCTTTTGGAACTTTTTATACTGAATACAACACAAAAGGAAGAGGAGCTACAAATATTGCAAACTTAGAAAGATTGCAAGATGCAGAGGAAATTTTAAAAATAGCAGACCAAAATAATGTTGATATATCAGGTGTAACAGCAGGTATGATTTCAGGAAGGCCAACTTTAGAAGCTTTTTTGAATGAACAAGGGTTTGTAGCTAGAGAAAGAATGGAAGCCGTTATTCAACAAAGTTTAAGAGCTACCCTAGGCGCACAATTTGGTGAAAGAGAGGGTGAACAATTTATTAGAAGGGGTTACAACCCATCATTATCACCATCTGAAAACTTAGAAAGGCTAATAGATTTAAGATCATCGATAGAACAGTTAGTTGAATCAGAAAAAGATGCTGTTGAATATTATGAAAACAACAACAAAACTTTAAGAGGGTATAAAGGAAAAATGTATAATGTTGACTCTTTTTCTAGAGATTTATCAACTGATTACAAACAAGATGTTTTTGGTTTAAGCAATGACGATTTAAAAGATGCCTATTTAAATGCTAGAGAAGGTTCTATTTGGGAAAGCGCTATAGAAAAAGAAATACAAAGAAGAAACAAATTGGGTAAATAATGACTATTGAATCATTAGAAGATTTAAAAAAACAAAAACAAGCAGAGTCTCCAGCAACATCTTATGCTCTAGAAACTGCTTACAATATACCATCTAGTACAGCAAAATTTGTTAGAGATACAATTGAACCAATATTAAGTCCTATAGATACTGCAAAAAGTGTTATAGAGCTTGGCAAGGGTATTTATAATTTATCTACACCAGGAGAACAACCAAGTGAGGCAACAGCTAGAGCTGTAGGTAAATATTTTTACGATAGATATGGCGGTGAAAATTTAAATCAAGTTAAAGCTAATATTTCAAAAACATTAAAAGAAGACCCTATTGGTTTTTTTGCAGATTTAGCAGTTCCATTAACAGTAACAAGAGCGCCGTTAAAAGCAGACAGTATTGTTTCCAAGGTTACAAAAGCAATTGACCCAACTGAGGCATTAATTAAAGGCACTAAAGGAGCTTATCAATTTGTTGCAAAACCTAGTTTTTCAAAACTAGGAAGCCTTATTAGAGGACAGGCTGGTTTGGGAGATGGCGTTTTACAAACTGCTTATAAATCAGGAAGGGTTGGCGGAGATCCTCTTAGATATTTGAGAGAACAAATGTCAAAAGACGCTGATTTAAATACAAAGTTAAAACCAATTTATAATTAT